ATTTAGTGATTCTCGTTATTTTCTCTTTTATTTTGTATATCTAAAAATATTACGTCTATCTTGGTTTCAATATCTTCAATTAAAAAATATGTTTCCTCTATAACTTCATCTGTTTTTTCAACATTTTCATTGTTCACATAAAGACATAATGCTTCGTAGACAATTTGATATTCAGCGTTGCTTAAATAAATAAGATTTCTTTCAAAACATCTATCCATCTCATCTTGTATTTTTTGTTCTTTTTTATTGTGACTCATAGGATTTTTGGTATATGTTTATGACATCTGCAAAAACTTGTTGAGATTCATCTGTGCCTAAGTTATTTAAAAGATAATTGATTCTATTTCCATCTTTATGATTTAGTTCTTTATTTTTTTTTGAAAATCTTAACGATCTTTTAATAAACTCTACATCAGCTTTACTTAAATTTTTAATCATATTGTCTCCTTAATTTATAAATACTTTTTCGTCTAACTGTTTAAAACCCCACATCTTCCTAAATGTGATTACAGCTTCGTCAAAAGTCATTTTCTTTTCTTTGTATATCTCTCTTTCAACTGTGTTCGCATGATACCACCTGTTAAAATTTACACTATATGGTGCAGTTTCATCATAATTAAATTCACTCATTTTCTCCCCCATCAATTAGATTAATAATTTTTCCAATATTCTTTTTTGCTAATTTAATATCTTTTCTAATATTCTTTTTTGCTAATTTAATATCTTTGAGATTCTCATCAAGCAAATCATCAATATCTTCTTTTTCAATAGTATCAACAATTAAATGTTTTTTCATCCAATCTTCACTAATACCATCTTTAGCAAGTTTTTCTTTTAACAGTTTTTCAAAATCTTTCATAGACAATCCTTAGTTAATTGGCACGAATTTCATGAAGGGTTCTTCCTTATGACCTTCGGGCATAAATTCTATTAATTTTTCAACATTTTTAATATCCTTATCAAAACTTACAGTTCCACCTTCCCCATCATCACAAGCCAATATTCCTATTCCTGCATATGTATATGATGCAGTTTCTGATTCAAGTTTAAAATATCTATTTGTTTCATGTAAAAGCCCATTGTCATCAATATACATAATTACATCATCTCCCAGCCTAACCACATCAAATGCATCGCAATTCAACATTTTAGAAAACTCTTCGGGGCTTTCATTATCACTAATTTCTTTCTTAGTAATAGTTTCTGCAAATGGGTCTACTACAATTACCTCTATAGACTTAGACACTGTTCACCTCCTTGCACTTATCGGCATATTGATTAATTAACATGGCAATTCTTGAATTTATAGTCACATGACCATTTTCAAATCTTGCAATCATGCTTCTGTTTGGTTTTCCTTTACTATAATATCCAAGATGTTCAGCCAATTGATGCTGTGTTACCCCAATCTCTTTTCTTAATTCATAAAGGTCTAGACCAGTCATTTTATTCAATTCATTCATTTTACTTCCTCGTAATTTACGCCAAATCTATCTTGTACTGTGTAACACCATTCCATCAAATGTTCATGACACATACCTTCCGTCCATTCAGCAGGGTTTATTTTCTTCACATTCCATTGCACATACCACATTAAAAACGAGTGCCAAAATTTTGGATTTGTTTCTAAACATGACTTTATTTTGAATACTTTGCTACTTGTCATTTTTATCTTCTGCAAGTTTATTTTTAATTTCAATTATTTCTTTCAACCTAATTTCCGCAGTGTGTTTAACTTCATCAATGATGCCTTCCATAAGGTCTGATTTATTTCTTACTGCTCTTGATAGCAATCCTCGTAGTTGCTGACTTTTGTTTATCCCAAAGTCTTTATGTATTTCATCCATAATTTTCCATACTTCTACAGGTATTGTCGTTGTTACTGATTTCTCTGCATATTCTTTCGTTTTAAAAATTTCCATATTATATTCCTTTTGGTTTAATGTTTAATATAATAAACATTATATATATTTTAGAGCCTTTAACAACCCATAACGTACATTAACTTCATCACGCATTACGAGACCTTCTATCTTTAGCGTAATAAATTACGTCTAGACCTTTATCATCATATCTATTACCTATATCAGTTTTAACCTGTCTCATATTTGAGAAAGGGAACTTCTTGCTAACAAAATTATCAAATATCCAACCACTTATTTCATAAGCTCTGAAATCACCTTTACAACCAATATAAAAAGAATCAACGCTTACTTCTACTTGGCACTTATCATTAATCCAATAAGTATCAAACTTCCCGCGCACTTCTCGCAATGGAAAACCTTCTCCTCTAAACCAATTAGCAACACTTTGATATTTTAATTTTGTTGGTGAACGTAACTCAACTTTATATACGTTCGGCATCCTTATTTCGTTTATCATTAGTGTAAGTCTCCCTTGCTGCCATATTTAACTGCATCAGATAATTGTTCCCAATCCTCTTTTGAAATATTTATTTTTACTTCATTAAGATGCATATCTCTTAGATTCAATCCGTATTTTTTGGATAAATTTTCTATTAAAGTAAATACATATGCTTGACGTATACTCATAACAACCTCCCCGATTGTTTATCTACTGCTGCTATAAACCCAAGATGATCACGTAAAACCCACCACTTAGGGAACTCAGCGCTTAACTCTTCTGATGGCTGTTTATAATTTCTTCCACTATCTGAACATTGCGATATATATTGATACTTTGCTTGTTCATAACTTCCTGCTTTTCTATTTGACATTTTTACACTCTCCACTTATTTCTAAGTCATACCATTGATACAACTCTTCTTTTACATTTGTATATGCATCTCCAAATAAACGCGCTAGTCGCATATCTGCTTCTACATAACCCCATTCATCTATAAACTCAATCATGTTATGTTTCATACATGTAAGAGTTAAAGAATCATTTATTTTTTGCACTGTCTCTTTTGTTTCTTTCATTATGACAACCTATCTATTTGTTTAGCTAAATCATCATAGTTTGCATCTTCTAGTGCTTCAGCAGTAACAGCTAATATAGCCCCTGCATCCCACTGTGAAAACTTACTAACTACCAAACCTAAAGCTTCGGCATCAGTAGCCTTGTAACCACCAACATAAGCCTTTTCTTTAATAGCATCTAACAACATAGGCATTACCTGTGCAATCATCTCATCCGTACTAGCGTTCTTGTTCAAAGTAATATTCATATTATCTCCTTTAAAATTATTTACTTTTTTGTTTAACATAGTAAACATTATAAAGAGTTTACAGATATAAACAACCCTTTATGTACTTTATTTGTAATTATTTTTAGAAGGGTAAATCATCATCTATATGCAATAGTGATTCTTTATTTTCCCAAAGTTCTTGTGCGTAGATTTTTGCGAAGTTTTCTTGCATTCCGTATTTTGTAAATAGGGCTTTTTCAGAACCATATTTTGAATGAAGTAAATGGTGATGGTGAAGGCAAAGTGGAATTACGTTTCTATCATCCGCTTTCATGGACATACCGCGTGTGCCAATCCAAGGTTTTAATAAATGATGGGCTTGTACAGTCCTATGATGTGACAAAAAACCTGCTTTACATATACTGCAAGGCAGGCTTCTTACATATGCTAGATGTTTAGGATTTTTAGAAGGGCGCGCTTTCTTCATCAAGAACTGGCATTAGTGAACAACTAACAAATTCTTTACCGCTATCATGGGCAATTTTATTCCATCCCCCAAATTTATACGATGCTTCATCTATTTTTATTTTTCCACTAACATCGGGTGATTTAGGGGTCTTCTTTTCAGATTCTTCATGATAGTAAACTAAACCTGCGCTTAACATAAGTTCAAATTTTTTGCTTCCTTTGTCATTTTCACTCTCTACTAATATTCCGTATTTTTTAACGCCATTTACCATAAAGAAACCTCTCTTCAAAACCTGTGAAGTATTTTCTATAAATAAAGCACCCGTTAGATTGTTATCGTATTCCATTACTTTCTCCTTTTAATAATTTATATTCATATCCCTTACTATTGAACAATTTTTTCTTTTGTACAACCTCACCTGCAAAAGGAAGGTTGTATTTTATGCGATTATGTTCTTTGCGTAAATTTCTAATTGCTGCAGAAATTGTTGGCTCGCCATAAAATTTTTTTGTATTATGCTCAATGGATCGCTGTAACTTCCAAAACGTCCACCACTCTCCATTGGACATACACATATACACATAATCATCTAAACTATTTGGTATCAACATTGTATATCCCTAATAATTTTTCATAGGCTTCTTTTGTTTCACCGCTAGAAGCTATAGATGCTTTTTTAATTGTTGCTGAGTTCAAAACATATATTCTTTGGCACTCATCACTCGTTGGGTCTTTTAGAAATGTTCTTAGATGGTGCAAATACTTTGCTTCGTCATCAGTATTAATAACAATTGCCTTGTTATCACTTTCAATTTTATATTTACCTTTAGGAATAAGCATTGGTCTTTTTTCTTCATCTATAGGAGGGCTTTGGTATGGAGGATTTTTAGTTTTTGCAGCAATTGGTGCTGGTGATTTATTATTTATAGCATTGTCAACTTCAAATGAACTGGCATACTCTCCACCACCTAAACCGCAAGCAGAAAGCGCGCGACCTATTGCACTGGTGCAACAATTTTCTAAAGCTGATGTTTTGTTAACCATCCCCTCTCCACGAAATTCTTCAGCATAGTCACTGCCTATCACATGCCACGAACCTTCGTTAAAAACGCTTACAGTAGCTTTAACAACCACTCTTTCCTTGTCGTGTTGAATTACTTTTGTTGTTATGCTGGCTGCGTCTCCATATGCCTTTCTGAACTCGTCTACCCTTGTGACAACCTGTGTATAAAATTTTCCTTTTATATTTACTTTATCCGATTTTGGAAGGTTAACTATTTCATTAATTGCTTCATTTAATTTACTCATTATATTCTCCATAATTTTTTTGCTGCTTGTTTCTCACCACTTGACCACATCCAATCATCAAGATTTGGCATAAACAAATCAGCAACAATACTAATATCATTACTATAAGAAAGAACATTCATCATATTGATAGCTGCTCTCTCCACCACATTCATATGCATATCTAAATTATTGACTGGTGTTGTAATAACTTCTTGTTTAGTAGTTGTCACATATACATAGTCAATAATAGGAGTGCACTTTTCCGCTGCTGCATATATAGCTAATTGTCTTGAAGTTGTATCCAGCATTTTGCTTGGCAACCTGTTAACAGTTTTTATATCACGAACAACGCCATCGTACTGCAAGTCTAAATATCCAATAATTGGGATAGGTAAAGAATCCAGTTCAAGTTTTATTTTCTTTTGTGTTGCTACTGGAACACCTAAACTTCTAAAGTGAGGTATTGCTATATCAACATAAGTATTAATTAAATCTCTTTCTTTGCTAACTTTATTAACATCAAAAGGTATTTTTTCTTTTTGTGCTTGCTCTAATCTTTCATCAAAGACATCTATAGCAAATTTTTGTAATTTTTTTAATGATATATCTTCATATACCGCTTTGCATATTGCATCATCAACAGCAATACCGCGCCACATAGCAGGAGAGCCAAAAGAATCACGATAGCCGCTTGTATGTAAAATCCACCTAGCGGGGTTTGTGATAAATTGGTTTATAGAACTGGCACTTAAATGATTAACGCCATGCTGTTCAAAAGGATTGTTTTTCATATTATTCCAAATTATTATCAAATTATAAATAACATAATAAGACAAAACGGGTGGATACACAACATATTTGTGATATAGTTAACTCATGAAATTAGGTACATGGCTAAAAGACAATAAATACACACATGAATCATTTATTGATATGGCAAACAAAAACGGAGCGTCTTTTACAATCCATGCTCTTGCTAAATGGTGTAGGGGTGTTCGTATTCCTAGAAAGGAAGAAATGCAAACATTAAATAAACTTACTAAAGGCAATGTTCAACCAAATGATTTTTATAACTTGCAATCCTAATTTATAAAAAGTACATTATGGGCTATGAGTATAGAAGCCCTAGGATGGTGTAAAAAACAAGACTGCAATACGCCAAGTACAAAGTTAGTATTATTTATACTATCCAATTATGCAGATGAAAGACATAGCTGCTACCCAAGCGAAAAACATTTAGGAAAAATCTGTGGCATTAGTGACAGACAAATTCGTAGATGCCTTGCATGGTTAGCTGAAAACAATATGTTAGAGATTAAGCATAGAAAAGGCACTAGCAATAGGTATTTTTTAAGTGTGGACACCAACGTCCTTACCCTTAGGACACGTAAGTCCGCCTATACTAAAGACATACAAAAGAAAAAACCACAGACCAATAAAATAAGGAGTAAAAATGAACTTGCAGGCTAAACTTAAAGACGAACAAAATATAGATGCATACAAATGCGGAGAAGGTTCACACAAATTAACGTGTCCCCAATGTCAACCACCACATAACCCACGAGATAGACCATTGAGTATTACAATTGAAAATGATACTGCTTTGTGGCTTTGCCATCATTGTAATTTTAGTGGTTCTATAAAACCTAAAGGAACTTCTTCACCCCCTATAGTAAAAGTAGAAACTAAAAGTGTTGGTTTTGATTCTAAGGCTAATACTTTTTTAGATAACTATTTTACTAATAGGTCAATTAGTCGTGATACATACCAAGCCTTCAATATTTTTTGTAAGGATAGTAAGTGGATTGGCTTTCCCTTTAATGGTTTTAATAATAGATGTGACAATATCAAATACAGAACTGTTGATAAGCAATTTAAGCAAACGCCAAAGGCTAAAAAAAGTTTATATAATTACGCGCATGTTAAAGATGCAAATGTTGTTATTTTTGTAGAAGGAGAGATAGATGTATTAAGTTTATGGGAAGTGGGTTTTAAGAATTGCACTACACTGCCTGATGGTGCTCCCGCTACAGTTTCTTACAAAGAGAATGATAAAAGATTTAGTTGCCTTGGCACACATCCTCTAAAGGCACAAAAAATAGTGCTATTTGCTGATGCAGATGGTGCAGGTGAGAACCTTAATAAAGAACTAATACATAGATACGGAAAAGATAAGTGTTGGATTGTAGTAACGCCTAAAGATTGTAAAGATGCTAATGACATTTTAGTAAAACTTGGCGCAGACGCATTAAAAAAAGTTGTGCAAAACGCAGAGCCTTTACCTGTTGATGGTTTGTATTCAGTCAAAAGTTATACAAAAGAAGTATTAGATTTATATAATGGCAATTATGATAAGCCTTTGGAAGTTGGCTACCCTAGTTTAGATAAATTATATAAAGTACAAAAAGGTACGTTCCATGTTTGGACAGGTATTCCTAATCATGGCAAAAGTACATTTTTAGACCAAGTATTAGTAAATATTGCTAGAAAGCATGAATGGAAATTTGCAATGTTTTCACCCGAACATTCAACAAAAATGCATATTAGAAGGCTATCACAAATAGTTGCAGAGAAGCCATTTGATAAAGGTTTTGCTACAAGAATGGATACAGAGGAGTTGCATAATACTTTGGAGTTTATACATGAGCATTTTTATTTTATAGAAACAAGGGAGCATGTTCCAAACGTAGAAAAAATATTGGAAATAGCTGCTGAAAGTTGTCGTAAGTTTGGCATTAACGGAATTGTTATAGACCCATTTAATGAGGTATCAGCAATTAGAAGAGGTAACCAAAGAGAAGACGAGCATATACGAGACTTTATCTCCCAGTGTAAGAGGTTCGCTAGAAAGCACGATTGCACAGTTTGGGTAGTGGCACATCCTACTAAGATGCAAAAAGACAACAGCGGAGGCTACGCGCCCCCTACAGCTTATGATATTGCAGGTGCTGCGCATTGGCATAACCAAAGTGATGCAGTGGTAACTGTTCATAGAGATTTTGATGATGATTCTGTTAATATAATAACTAGAAAAATTAGAGAGCAAGGTTTATATGGCTCAATTGGAGAGGCAAAATTTGAATTTGATCAAACCAAAAGAATATTTAGAGAAAGAGCTTTTAATGCCATTGATGCAGCTGATTTACCAACTAACTGGACATATTAATATGAAAGACATTGGCAAGATTTATGATCTCATAGCATCAGACTATGATTCTAATTACTCAGATGAAAGAGTTGGAAATATAGTAGAGGCTGAAAATAATTTTATAAAAGAAATGATGCCTTATAAATTTGGCAGTTTATTAGATTGCGGAAGCGGAACGGGTTTACTATTTGATTTAGCTAATATAAAAGCTAGCGATTATACGGGCATAGACGCATCAAAAAAAATGATAAATATTGCAAAAAAAAAGTATCCCGATATTAACTTTTTGCACAGTGATTTCTTTGAACATTATGGTTGGTATGACTGCGTAATTTCATTATTTAGTGTTCCTGATTATTGTGGAATAGGTACTATAAAAAAATCTTATGACTTGCTAAAAAATAATGGCTTATTTGTTTCCACTTTTATTAATACAAATGGCGCTTATAAAAAAATACATTGTATTCAAGAAATGGGAATAGATTATGACCCTCACACATTCACATTTGAAGAGATTTCACAGGAACTAGAAAAAGTTGGGTTCAACTGGTACTATATATTATCAATTATTAATTTAGAAGATAGTACAGATGTACAGAAAATGACAAATCACTTATTAGAAAACAAGCATAACTTAGCAGAAGCTAAATATTTTTTTGTCATAGGAGAAAAAGATGAAACTTAAATTAAGCATGAACGTATTTGATGCTGCACTCAGCAGGCTTCAAGAAATATATGAGCAAGGTCACACAGTAGTAATATCTCAAAGTGGCGGTAAAGATTCTACAGTTTGCATGGAACTTGCAATCATGGCAGCAGATGCAGCAGGAAAACTTCCAATAAACGTAATACATCGTGACGAAGAAATAATGTTTCCAAACACTTATGAATATCTTGACAGGGTAGCAGCTAGACCTGAAGTTAATATGCATCATGTTTGGGCAGGTCAACCTGTTGTAAATGTATTCAATAGAGCAAATCCCTATTGGTATATTTTTGATGAAACAATACCCCGTGATGAATGGGTAAGACAGCCACCCGACTATGCCTATCAAATTGAAGAAAAAAATATACAAGCTCTAGTAACTAAAGAAAGATTCCCAACTGCTGAAGGCAAAGATTTATTTGCATGTATTGGGTTACGCGTACAAGAAAGCCCAAATAGAAGAATGGGTTTATTTTCAAGCAAGGGACATATCACAAAACCCAATAAATTAGGGGTTAAATATGTGCGACCAATTTATGATTGGGAAGATGGGGATGTATGGAAGGCTATTGAAGATTTTAAATGGGATTATAATCATGCTTATGACGTGATGGTTAAACATGGTCGTAGTAAAAATAAATTAAGAATTGCGCCTTTGACAATGACAACTTCAGGAATACCCGATTTACAACTTGCACAGAAGGCATGGCCTCAGTGGTTTGATAAAGTATGTCATAGGCTTGATGGCATAAGAACTGTTACTCAATTTGGTAAAATATCCTGTATGCCTAGAAGAAGAGCAGGAGAAAATTGGGAGGAATGTTTTATGCGTGAGTGTATACATGAAGCCCCTCCATGGATTGCCAAAAGGTCGCAACTCGTTTTAAATCAACAATTAGAAAAACATCGTAGACAAAATGGAAATATACCATTCCCACAAATTAATGCGCTGCGGGCTAATCCGATTGGTTCATACAAAAAATTAGCAATAGCTATGTGGAACGGAGACCCGTTCAGTTTTAAAGCAGGATTTTTACCATATATGGAACCTGAATATTTTAGAGAAGGTGAAGGCTTTTGGGGCGGAAAGCCGTCATTTTAATATGTCTATCGTTATGGAAGATTTACAAGAACACATTGATCAAGTTTCATGGATATGGGCTAAGACATATGCACAAATTGCACCACATTGGTACATACGAAGTCATGAAGAGCCATACCTTTACGCAATTCTTCAAAGAATGATAAAATTAAAAGGCGAAGAAGAACAATACACTAACCATAAGGGAACGACATACCCTTGCAGATATTTTTATCATGGTAAATATAAATACTGGGAAATGTCACCCGTAATTAATAGAGCAGAGGTAAGAAATGGCTAAATTTAAAGGTAAGGCACAAGTAGAAAAAAAGAACGCAGTTCTAAAAGCGCTAGATGTGCAATACATAACCCACGATAGAATTGTTCCAAATACCTATAATCCAAATAGGCAATCAGAAGATGAATTTGAGCTATTAAAAAGGTCTATGACTGAAGATGGTTTCACGCAGCCTATAGTATGCGTTGAGCATGAAACTAAAGGCATGTTCCGAATAGTGGATGGCGAACATAGATGGCGCTGTTCTAAAGAGCTGGGTTATGAAGAAATACCTATAGTAGTAACCCCTATGTCTATGGAGCAAGCCCGTATCGCAACATTGAGACATAACAGGGCAAGGGGGTCAGAAGATATTGAGCTTACAGCTAACGTCCTAAGAGATTTAGAGTCATTAGGTGCTTTGGATTGGGCGCAAGATAGCTTAATGATGGACGATTTAGAATTGCAAAGAATGTTAGAAGATATACCAGCTCCCGAAGCTATGGCAGGTGAAGAATTTGGTCAAGCATGGATTCCTGTAGATAATGATTCAGCAGAAGATGGTGTTGCAGGCGTAGAACATAAGACTAGTGATGGAATTATGGTTAAATCATTAACAGTTGAAGCATTAAACAAACAAAGAGAAGTAGAAGAGGTTGTAAGAAATGCTAAAACTGATGAAGAAAGAAATATGGCAGTCAAGGAAGCTAATTTCTATAGATTGAATTTAGTATTTAGTGGCGAAGAAGCAGATACAGTTAAAGATGCATTGGGTGTTAATCCTGCTGAAAAACTATTAGCTATGTGCTTGCTAGAATTATCTAAATAGTGCGCTTTCACATAATACACCTCGCAGCCTTGGGCGGGGTGATATTACCAAAACCACCAAAAAAAAGAAAAAAACCCATAAAACAGCACGCTGACAAGCCGCTGAAGGCATTATCAACAGATGGTTAAGGGCATAGGTATGGAGTATATTTGCACTGCTGTACCTGAAAGAAAACCTTTCGTGATGTATTTAGAAGACCATATTCCTGATTTAAAAGTAGTATGGGATAGGCATAGAGACCCAATGGAAACATTCATGCGGGCATGGGGTGAAAACCCAACTGCGCCATCACTAAGATTTCAAGATGATGTAATACTATGTGAAGATTTTCTTAACAAAGCACATGCAGTAATATCCAAGAACCCTGATCACGTGATACAGTTTTTTAGTATGCGAAAAGCTGATGTAGAAACTGGCACTAGGTGGGAGAATGGAAGTAACTGGATTGGTAACCTCTGTCATTATTTACCTGAGGGCATGTCAGGCAAAATATTTGATTATGGTTTATCTTGGAAGCGACTCAATGAACACCCAACTGCAGATGATTTATTGATGGCTGATTATTTTAAGGAAAACAAAATAAAGTATTTATTGCACTGTCCAAACTTAGTTGACCATGCAGAAGTATATTCAGTGATAGATAAAAAAAGATCTAAATATCGCAAATCAAAAACTTTTGAGAATCCAGAATTTGAAAACTTTCCGCTTATCAAAGATTTTACAGTCAGAATGAAGTATTTAGATATAAATGATTTCAAGGAAATAACATAATGGCTGACCAAAAATTTGATGTTCCTCTCAAAGATTTTCAAATAGCCAATCCTGTTGTCGCTATAACTGAACTAGAACTATCAGATATGTATATTAATCCAGCTAATGAATTATTAGATAATCTTTTTCCTGTAAAGAATCAATCACTAAGAACGTGGGGAAGAACTAAAGGTCAACATGCAAGTAAAGACCCACACTGGATGCGAATTAAAAAAGGCACTCCTTTGCATACTGACCCTCTCTACGAAAGGTACAGTCACCATTTTGTTTTAAAAGCAGATGCTTACGGATTGCGTGGTCATAATAAAGTTGAGACTAAAATTACAAGGGGAACAATTTATGTATTAGATGTTCATTCTCCTCACCAAGTCACATATCATGATGAAAAGAATCCTTGGTATTTAAGTGTATCGTTTGATGCTAATGAAATAGTTCCATTCAAAGATGCTATTCCAATTTTATTAAACTATGCTCTGACTGCAGAGTTTATAAAAGCTAATTAAATATAAAAAAACCATCAAAACAACGCTGTGTAAGCCTGCTGATTGCATTTCCTGTGGGTAGGTAAGGTCTTGGCATAGGGTGTATTTAGCAATTATCACAGAAGCAAAAAAAACCCCTCGTTATAAGGGGCTTAATTTCCTGCAACTAATTAACTACTATTGCACTCCTGTATTGCTGTAAGAATCTTTAAGGGCATACATCAAAGGGTCAGTATTTATATTAAAGTCAGTATAGCCATTAACAATGCTTTCAAAGTATCTGCTAGATGGCGGGTAAACATCACTGCTATTCATAAAGTAAATCATAACCTTAGTGCTACCAAATTTATTTTTTAACGCAGGCAGTTCAACAAGTTCCTTGCGATATAAGCTAGGGTAACCTTCGTATATATCTAACTTCTTCTCACAGGCATCTGTAATTCTCCATAAGCCTAGGGGTACTTCTGATGTTTTACATTTCTCTATATCAGCAACACCTCTAAACTTCAAAGCAAAGCCACTAACAATTACACTTCCTAGTGCTTCTGCATGTGGGCATCTGTATTGCATTTGCCCCATGTTTAGATTACTTCCGTATGCTCCGTAAAGGTAAGGCATCGTTTTAGTTGGTTTTAATTCTTGTGTTTTGTATTCCATTTTATTTCCTTATTATAATTATTATTAATTCAATTCTACTTGTCTTTCTTGGTAAAAGTTCTTTACCTTATTATCTACACCATCTAACCATCCACTATCAACTTCATTATTATTCGCAAAACTAATAACAGGTGCGTTCGTGTTTATCACAGTACCTTCTGTAATTAAGCCATAGGCATGCATTAAACTAGCAAGCCTTTCCTTATTTAAACTTGTCTCTCTAGCACCATCATATACAGGCGTTATTTCCCAGTTCTCTAATGCAAAGCTAGATTCAATAGTTGGGGTGTTACTAACAATTCTCCAGTTCCTATTTGGTCTATCCCACTGCATGTTATAACCTGCATTTTCTATAGCGTTTCTAACTTTAGCAAAAGCTCTAGTTTTAGATTGTGGCTTAACCACATTATTTAACTTCTTACTCTTCTCAACAAAAGCCATTAAAAAACTCACCCAGTTAATAATTTTATCAAAGTTAATTGTTCCGCTATGTTGTCTAAACTCCATAGTTCCATATCTAGTTAAACTCTGTAAGTTCACTTTGTAATATCTACCTGCTGCATTAGCAAGTCCTGCCTTACTTTTTGTTCTTACATTTTTAACACGAGTCTTTACGTTAGTAATACTTCCACACCATCTAGAATTATTACCCCTTCTGCTTCTAGGCATAATCATATCTATTTGGCTTTCGTAATCAGCGTATCTTTCGTAAGTAGTTTGTATCTCATTCACAGTAAGGTCAGCAACGTCTAAATGTACATGCAATCCGCACGATACGTTAACGCTAATACCTTCAAGAGTATCTAGGGCATCAATAACTAACTCTAATTGTCTAGCGCCATCTGCACCTCTTAATATAGGGCTAACTATCTCGCCACCAAGTCCATCAATACTTTGATCAGTAACTAACTTCCAGTATGCAGTTGTTCTATGGTGGTAGCCTTCATAGTGACACTCAATACCATCTACGTTATTAATAGCTGCTGCTACATCTCTAGGGTGTACTCCCACAAATTCTAATTCAACACCAAAGGTACGATTAGTAAGGGTAGGGTAGTTGTTGTTTAAGTTATTCAATTGTTTCTCCTTATAATTATTTACTCAACATAGTAAGTTTAATGCATATGTTTATGTTTGTAAACACTTATATTAAATTAAATGCACTTTATGGGTTATATATGTTTACTTTTGATTAGTTTGAATACAGAATAGTGATAAATAGATATAAATTATGGTTAATAAATCAAACACAAAGAAACTTACCCCAACATTATTAGAAGAGATACGGAATAAATTTGTTCAAGGTATAGAGGCTAATACAGGGGGTCGGAAGCTATTTACTATAGACCAGCTAGCTACTGATTATGGAATACCAAAACCAACTCTTTATAAACATGCTAAAAAAGATGACTGGACAATCAAACAAAAACAATTTCAAGATGCGTTTTTAATAGAATTAGACGCAAGGAGAAGGAAAGAGTTAGTACAGGAAAGTATTAACTTTGATAAAACTAGCCTTGCTATTGCTAAAGGCATAATGGGTCAAATAGGAAAAGTGTTAAGCAAGAACGCTGCTCCTGACAAAGATGTGCAACCTCAAACACTTGTTGGTTTATCTAGCGCTGCTACTAATGCACAAAGAGTAGCTAAGTTGGCACTAGGTGAAACGGCAGACAATATGGAAGTAATTACTAATGTCCAAGACAGCGATTCATTCAGAAGGGCTTTGGAGCGATTGGATAGAATCGCCCAAGATATCAGAGAAACAGACAGTAGCTCTGTACACTAGATGGTTAGGTACTGCACGACCAAAACAAGTAACCCCTATAGAAGACTTCCACATTTGGCTAATACTTGCAGGACGTGGCTGGGGTAAAACAAGAGTTGGTGCGCAGGATATTGCTCTTTATGCTTTAACACATCCAAATACTATATCTGCTGTTATAGCTCCAACATTTGGTGACCTGCGAAGAGTTTGCTTTGGTGGTCCTAGTGGTTTGTTATCTATTATTCCTGATGAATGTTTCCGTGTAAGCAGAGGTAGGAAATCTTACTCAACTACAACATCTGAAATTAACTTAACTAATGGCTCAAAGATAATGGGCTTTGCTGCAATTGAACCTGATAGATTGCGTGGTCCACAGTTCCACAGGGCATGGTGTGATGAATTAGCTGCATGGCGTTATCCTGAAACATTTGACCAATTAATGTTTGGTCTAAGGCTAGGAGAGAACCCTCAGTGCATTATTACTACTACCCCCAAGCCAACGCCTATCATAAGAAGTTTAATAGAGAGAAACGACACTATAGTAACCACAGGCTCAACATTTGAGAATGAAGCTAACTTAGCTAAATCAGCATTGGCAATGTTAAAAGAAAAATATGACGGAACAACTTTAGGTAGGCAAGAGCTGTATGCTGAAGTGCTTAATATGTTGGAGGGTGCTTTATGGAATAATGACCTAATAGAAGAAACTAGATTACCAGCCGACTCAGAAAAAGACTTAACACAAATAATAGTAGCTATTGACCCAGCAGTAACATCAGGAGAAGATTCAGATGAAACAGGTATTATGGTTGTTGGTAAAGATGCTAATAATGAGTATTATGTATTAGAGGATATATCAGGGAAGTATTCACCCGATAAATGGGGTAAGATAGCTATTAACGCTTTCTATGAATGGGGAGCAGATAGAATTATTGCAGAGACTAATAATGGTGGTGATTTAGTGGAAAGATTGTTAAGGGCTATAGATTCAAATATACCTTATAGATCAGTAACCGCTACAAGGGGCAAAATGGTAAGAGCCGAGCCTATCGCAGCACTATACGAGCAAAGGCGCGTTCATCATATTGGGTATTTTTCTGAATTGGAGTCACAAATGACTACATATACAGGAGATAGACCAAAACCTAGTCCTGATAGGTTAGATGCATTAGTTTGGGGTTTAACCGAGCTAAGCAAATCTAAAGGACAGATAAACTGGAGAATAAGCTAATGGCAATATTAGATAACATAAAAAACATATTTGCAGGTGTTAAACCAGAGCAAAAGAATTCAAACATGATGGGTTACTTTGGTGTCGGAACTGAAGAAGCAAAGGTATATAAATACCAAGACCTAGCAAAAGAAGGCTACTTAAAAAATGCAATCGTTTATAGATGTGTAAACGAAATATCAAAAGGTGCAAGTGCTGTACCTTTATTACTAAAGAACGGAGATGAAATTGTTGAACAACATCCAATCATTGACCTACTCAATAGACCCAATCCACTACAATCATACTCAGAGTTTTTTAATAGCCTGTTTGGTTATGTGCTTCTTAGTGGTAATGCTTACATCCTTAAAGTAGGTGCTGAACAAGGTGCTCCAAAAGAATTACACCAACTAAGACCTGACAGAATGATAATAAAAGGAAGTGGTAACGCTATCCCTGATAGATATGAATATGTAGTAAATGGCAGAGTACAAAAGACTTA